AAGAGCACGTTATTTTTGACCAAGTTCGTGGAACCACTAAATACATTCAACCTGACAACAGCGGAGCCGAAGGTACACAATCAGGGGTTACCGCGTTCAACTCCGATGGCTTTGATTTAGGCTCATGGGCTGTTAGTAACGGAACTGGTCAGACCCATGTTGGGTGGCAGTGGAAAGCCAACGGCGCTGGCAGCAGCAACACCGATGGCGATATTACGTCTACTGTATCAGCCAACCCAACATCGGGTTTTTCCGTGCTAACCTACAGTGGCAACGGTTCTGACAACCAAACTATTGGGCATGGCCTTGGGATTGCCCCAAAAATGATAATTTCAAAACGAACTGATACAACTGGCAACTGGACCACTTACCACGATACCGTTGGCATAAATCAGGTGTTTTATCTTAATCTTACCAGCGCACCGACAAGCAACACTGAGCAATATCGCGCTGTGCCGACTAGCTCCGTCTACACCATTGGTGTGGGTGGTGACATCAACAACTCAAGCGGGACTTACGTAGCGTATGTTTTCGCAGAAATCCCCGGATATAGCAGCATCGGGAGTTATGAGGGAAATTCAAGCACAGATGGTACTTTTGTCTATACAGGATTCAAACCTGCCTTCATCCTGACCAAGAACACGGACACCGCAGATCAGTGGGGCATCAGAGATGCTACCAGAAACCCGTTTAATGTTACGGACAAATTGTTGAATCCAAACGCAGCAACTGCGGAAACTAGCGCAGCGTCGGGCTACATTGATATTTTGTCCAACGGTTTCAAGCCTCGTTCGTCAGATTCTAATATCAATACGCAGACCATAATATACATGGCATTCGCAGAGAACCCATTCGGCGGTGACGGCGTTGCACCAGCTACAGCAAGATAGGATAAGATTATGTGGAAATACTCCGGCAGGACTATTAAGGAACACAAAGCGTGGACCGATGATAATGGGATTACGCACCCTAAAAATTGGCATATCTGGTCTGCTGCGGATAAAGAAGCTGCTGGATTGGTTGAAATTATTCCAGACAGCCCGCCGGATAGTAGGCTGTACAACTGGTCGCAGAACGCTGATGGTACAATTAGCAGCACGGCAAAGCCGTTAGAAGATGTTAACGAAGTAGATGAAAACGGTGATCCGCTTCTGGATGACGACGGTGTTCAGGTGGTTACGTTAGGCGTCAAGTCGAGCTTGATTGCAGAGGTACGGTCACAACAGGGGTCACTCCTGTCTCAAACTGATTGGGCATTGGTTCGTTTTGTTGACACTGCTGTAGCAGTACCCGCTAATATCCAGACATGGCGCGATGCAATCCGGGCCAAGGCAACAGAAATGGAAACGGCCATCACTAACGCTGCTGATACTGACGCAATCGCTGCGCTGTTCCTGACGTATACGGTCGAAGATGACGGTACGATAACCAAATCCGGCATCTTGTACGATTGGCCGGAACTCGACTGATGAACGACCACGCCAAAACCATCGTCGATCTGAGCAGCATCACCGTCGTGCTTGCCACGCTGGTCGAATGGCTCCCCGCTGCGGCGGCTTTGGCTTCTTTAATCTGGTCGATCATTCGCATCTACGAAACTCAAACCGTGCAAAGGTGGGTCGAGAAATGTCGCAAGCAATAATGCTCTCTTACGGTGAAGTGATGCTACTTGGTGTGGTTATAGCTGCGCTGCTATTTGCAGCGTTCCGAAAATAAAATGGAGCTGGACGCCCGGATGATCCTGACACTGGCAGGGATGCTGGTATCAGTGGTTTCGGCTGCGGCCATCGTACGCCAAAAATTAGCTACGGTGATAGAACAGTTACAGGACATAGAGAAGCGGCTTCGTGGTTTAGATCGGCGTATCGATTCGCTGGATACGAGCGCAGAAAAGCAGGAGCAACGCCTGAATATCCTCGCACAGATGTCATCACCCGAGAACCTACGCCGAGATCATATGGTTTCTGCTGTGATGCAATCAGACATTGCGTACTTGAAAGCCGAAACTGCATCACTGAAAAAAATGCACAACGGCGTTCACCCGCCTGTGTCAAACGAAAGGGCAGCAAAATGATAGGTCTATTATCGGCTGTACTACCGTCCGTCATGGAAGTTGCCGGGAGGTTCTTACCCGAAGACAAAGAAAAACGTGCAGCAGCGGAGCGTGAGATCGAGGCGCAGCTTACCACCCACCTCGCAAAGATTGACCTCGCCCAGCTAGACATAAACAAGACCGAAGCGGCGCACCGTTCTGTGTTTGTGTCGGGCTGGCGTCCGTTTATTGGCTGGTCATGTGGCGCTGCGATGGCACTGAACTTTATCGTGTTCCCGCTGGCGTCGTTTGTCTTGGCACAAACAGGGCATCTGGTAGAACTGCCGACATTGGATATGAGCGAGATGATGCCGGTGTTGATGGGACTCTTGGGTCTCGGAGGATTAAGGACCGTGGAGAAGATTAAGCAGGTCAGCAAATAATGGTTGCCCGCCTAAAACTCTGGGCAGAGAAATTTTCAGAGGCGTGGGCGGCGTGTATGATTTGTATGGTGCAAGGAGACATTACAGTCCTAACCGTCAGCCACGCAGTAACTGCCTCAAAAACTGGGGCGCTTGCCGGTCTGGGTTGTGTGCTCGCCAGTTTTATACCAAGCAAACGCAACAAAACAACTGACGCGCTACTGACTGGCGCGGTCACGATGGCCGCAGACATTGCGATTCATCCAACACATTTCGGGCCACAAATGGCCGAGGCCGCACTTACCGGTATTGTGGCAGCAACTATTTGTTATTTAATCGGGAGAAAATAATGGCTATGAAATCAAAAGGCGTCGGCGTTTCTGAATGGAAGCCGCTCAAAATAACGCATCGCACCAGCATCGGTAACGGCTCGAACAGCAAGCCGTCAAACAAGCATAAGCGCCGGTCGTGGAAAAAGTACCGAGGGCAGGGTCGATGACCTTTGAGGAAAGCCTACGCCTAGTGCTGGAACAGGATGAAGGCATCGTGCATGAAATTTATGAAGACCATCTCGGAAATCCGACGTGCGGCATCGGGCATCTGATTATTGAGACAGATCGCGAATACGGTTGGCCTGTCGGCACGGAGATCAGCGAGGCGCGTGCCACGCAGTTGTACAATCAAGATGTTAATACCGCACTGAACGATGCTCGCTGGATACATCCAGATTTTGACGACCTGCCGACTGAGGCTCGCATCGTCATTGCATCTCTGTGCTTCCAGCTAGGCCTGCCTCGCTACCAGAAGTTCAAGTTACACCATGCCGCTGTTGGGGTTAAAGATTGGTCTGAGGCAGCAGCGCAGTTGCGTGATAGTAACTTATACCGGCAGACTACAAATAGAACAGAACGCCACGCTAGGCGATTAGAGGGTATAAAATGAAAGTTAAATACGATGCTGCGGTAAACGCAGAAGGTGCGGTAGAGCCAGCACATGAAATAGAAATAGTTTGCGCGGGTTGTGGCTTCGATTTAGATGAAGCTGAGCTTGAAGCTGACACTTGCTCAGATTGTAATAACTCGTTAGAATTGAAGCGTAGTGTAGCTATTACAGTAACTACCGTCCCGCTGTCTGGGGCTACATTGGAGTAGCTTAAATGCCCCTTAAGAAGTTAGCTTTGAAACCCGGCGTTAACAGGGAACGTACTCGTTATTCCAACGAAACCGGTTGGTATGAGTGTGATAAGGTGCGCTTTCGGCAGGGGTATCCTGAGAAGATTGGTGGTTGGCAACGTATATCTAACAACACGTTTCAGGGTGTGTGTCGATCTCTATGGTCTTGGGTAACACTTGGTAGCCAAAACTTTGTAGGTGTCGGCACAAACCTTAAGTTCTACATAGAACTTGGCGGGGTTTACTACGATATAACGCCTATCCGCACTACAACTACCAACGCGGCCACTTTTGCTGCTACTAACGGGTCCGCTACAATCACAGTTACTGACGCATCTCACGGCGCTTTGGTAGGTGATTTTGTCACCTTTAGTGGCGCTGCATCTTTGGGTGGGGATATAACCGCTGACGTACTTAATCAAGAGTACGAAATCCAAACAGTTCCTAGTTCTAATACCTACACCATCATCGCCACCGCCACAGCTAACGCATCTGATACAGGCAATGGTGGGGGTAGTGTTACTGCTGCCTACCAGATTAGTGTTGGTGACGATATTTCTGTACCTCTTACGGGTTGGGGTGGCGGCGCTTGGAGTAGCGGTGTTTGGGGTACTGGTGGGACAACTGACTCTCCGATGCGCCTTTGGAGCCAGTCTAATTTTGGCGAAGACCTTATCTTTGGCCCTCGCGGTGGGGCCGTATATTACTGGGATGTGTCTTCTGGTACTTCTTCCCGTTCTGTAAACATATCTACGCTAGGTGGTGCTTCTGATACCCCAACAGTACAGAACTTTATTCTTGTGTCAGATATTAGCCGGTTTGTTTTTTGTTTCGGCGCTAACACTATAGGTACATCTACACAAGACCCAATGCTTATTCGGTGGTCTGACCAAGAGGATGCCGCTAACTGGACCCCTAGTGCCACTAATCAAGCAGGCTCTCTACGGTTGTCGCGTGGTACTGAGATTGTCACGGCCCAGCAGTCCCGTCAGGAAGTGCTCGTCTGGACTGACTCCTCCGTTTATTCTCTACAGTATCTAGCTGGTCAGACTGTGTGGGGCGCTCAGATCGTGGGTGATAACATATCTGTTGCCTCGCAAAATGCCGTAGCCTACGCTTCAGGGATATCCTTTTGGATGGGCCGCGATAAATTCTATATGTACGATGGTCGTACACAACCACTACCCTGCGATTTACGTCGGTATGTATTCAACGATTTTAATGAAGCACAGCTAGATCAGGTGTTTGCCGGGACCAACGAAGAGTTCCATGAAATCTGGTGGTTCTACTGTTCCGCCGATTCCTCAGTGGTAGATAGGTATGTTGTTTACAATTACCTCGATAAAGTTTGGTACTACGGTAATCTATCTCGGTCAGCGTGGCTTGATTCTGGAACGAGAGAACACCCCCTTGCAGCTACATACAGCAATAACCTCGTAAACCATGAAGAGGGTGTGGACGACAACGAAACTGCTACGACTACAGCTATAGATGCCTTTATAACTTCGGCGGAGTTTGATCTGGATGACGGGCACAGGTTTAGCTTTATATGGCGCGTGCTGCCCGATATGACCTTTGATGGGTCAACGGCATCTTCCCCTGCGGCTACCATGACTTTCTACCCGCTGA